CCGCTAATCGGACTAGGCGGTGTGAATAGAAAAATGGTATTTGGTACTGCTTGTCAGCTACCAGACGGCCGTTGGGTAGAAAGTCCAGAAACGAGTAATTGAGAGGTAAATTATGACAGAAAGTGATATAAGAACAAAAATAGAACAACTAGAGAACGAAATCAAAGAGTTGGAAGAAGAAAAAGAATTGACAAGCAATCAATCCAGGCTTGACTTTATTGAAGATACAATATATAATACAAAGGATAGTATCAAAAAATTGACTAATTATGTTTAATCTGATAGGAATTACTAGATAATGGATCCATTTCAATATCAAAAAATTAGAAAATACCTTACATGGTCGTTTATATTAATAATCTTTTTATTAATTTCTGGCGTTGCTGTTGGAGAAAGTGATGCTTATTATTCTAAAATACGACCAGTAAATCCAGACGAAGTTAATGGCCAATTTTGTTATGTAAAAGTCATTATCAAAGAAACAGATGATAATGAAATTGTGAAAGAAGAAATTTTGGAGTGTGCAGACGGTAGAAAAAGGTTTGATGGTCCTAGTTATTGGGAACTATTTGCTCAATTCTATTACACAGATGTATCAACTCCAGAATATTGTCGATATTATAGTCGACCAGGCCACGCATTTAAGTCATTCGGTAAAGCGTGTCTTAATATTAACGGCGAATGGGAGGTAAAATAATATGATAAAAAATATTATCATTGTAGCATTGCTCTTGGTGGTATTTACAGGTGTGACAAGTGAACAGGCTTTAGACTATGTTCAACTGGCGCTTGACAAATCGCAAGAAGTATTGTATTATATACAAGAGAGTGTGAAAAATGAACAATAAACTTAAAATATTAGCTGTAGGCGCAATGGCATTGACGCTAGGTGCTTGTAGCTCGACTTATAAAATTAAGTCAGAAACAGGAAAAGTGATGAACGAAGTACCTAATTGGTACATGGCAGACTTTTCTGAAACGAAGGCTTGTGATGCTTCGTACTTTGGTAAAGATAAAGATAAACTTTGTATTTACGGTGTAGGTACGGCTGTATCGCCAGACTTAAACCTTGCAATTGAGAAGGCAAAAATGATTGCCAAAGCTGAACTTGCAGATATTGTTATGGGTAAAATGAACAAAGACAGTAAACAATATGTTACTGAACTTGGCAAAGCAAATACCAAAACAGTTGTAAGTGAAGTTGAATCTACAATTGTAAATCAAATCAAAAATACACCTGTAAGAGGTTATGAAATCTTTGCTCAGGATGTTACTTTGACAACTAACAAATATTATAGAGCTTGGATTGGTTTGAGATTACCATTAGGTGAATATAATAAAATGTATAACTTCACTATCGACCAGGCTGTTGACGCATATAATTTGAGGTCAAAAGCGGAAGATAAGTGGGAAGACTTAACGAAAGATAATGACAATGGAAATACAGATATTCAGTAAACCTAACTGTATCTATTGTGATAAGGCAAAGGCCTTGTTGAAAGGCCTTAACCTACCTTTTACAGAAAAAAAATTTGGTGTTGATTTTAAAACACCAGAAGAATTATTTGAAGCTGTAGGTAAACAAGTAAGAACAATGCCTCAAATTATGATAGATGAAGAACTTATTGGTGGTTATAATCAATTAGTAGAGTTTTTTCATAATAAAGGAAAAGTAACCTTTGACGGGAAGATAATATAGTGAACGAAGATGGCAAGATTATACTTTTTCCTAAAGACCGTATTGTTAAAAAAGACAATGTTGGTCCTAAGAGTGAGAAGTTTAGTAAACAAGTTGAAAAACAACAGACAATTCAATTCGTTGAATCTGCCGTTGATGATATTGCATTAGACTTGTTAAAAAGGTGTGTTGATTTAGCTATGCGAACAAATACAGAAGTTTTTACAAAAGACTTTGCTTATCTTGTTGATGCAATGCGTAGTATGATAAAAAGAGATTTTGGTTTGAACCATGTTGTACAAAAAGTGGTAGATAGTACGGTTCAAATAGATGTGTCGCCAAAAGGCGAACAAATTGCTAGAATAGATTATAGTAAAATCTATGATACAAAAGCTAAATCTGTAAAAAATATTAGTGATATTACAGATGAAGCTAAGGGTGGTATCGAGTTTATTCCAGACTTTGATTTAGACCCACCTAATAATGACAACTGAATTCCTATGGAATCGCCTCGACAGGTTGTAAAATAGTTATAAGAAAGGACGGTAACAAATGTTATCAAATATAATGTCTATATTTAAATCTAATAAAGGAGAAACTGACATGGCTAGAACTAAACTTTCAAAAACTGAAAAGGTAAGAAACCTTTTTTCAACAGGTCAATCTGTTACTTGGAAAACTCTAAGAAACAAATTTGACTTAACTTCACCAGCATCAATGGTTGGTAAGTTGAGAAACGAAGGTATGATGATTTATGAAAATAGAACATCTACTGGAGTAGCATATAGAGTAGGTACACCATCAAAAGCTGTAATCGCAGCTGGTCAAGCCGCTTTATTTGGTTCACAAGGTTATTCTGCTAACGCATAATAATTAACTATACTTGGTGGCGGAGAAATCCGCCACCATTTCTAAATGTATATGACAGAATTCAAAAACGGTATCTTTTTGTTAGACAGATTATGGAGCAAAAATGGCAAAGTTTTATAAAATTTCACCTAAATGGAAAAAGTCTATTTACGAATATCAAAAATTTGAAAACGAAGACAATACTGTATCTTTTACAACTGAGGAAATGTACCGTTGGGGACATTGTATTGTTAAAGTAGAAGACGGTGAAGAACTTGCCGATATTATTGGTAATCCAATTGATAGTAGAAATGAATTTGAGTTTGACTATTCAATGGTAGAAGACCACGAGGTTGATGACCAATGTTCTTTTTATTTTCAAAATTGTAAAGGTATTACTGAAGAAGAACTTGATGAAAAATATGAAGTAGATGGCCACGATTACCTTTTAGATAATTATGGTGAACCAACAGACTTCTATACTTTATATCACGGTGAACTTGATATTGAAGATGTCACAAGCCAATATAATGTGGTTAATTGATGACAAGACAGGAAGAACTAAATTATAGAATGGTTAAAACATTGGCAGAAGAAAATAAAAATAAACCAATGAAAAGAAAAGTTGATACATATGAATATGAAAGTTTAGAGGCTTGTATCAAATCAGACCAAGTACCAGCTAATCATATTGCAGAAATATTTACAGATAAAGAATACTACAAATGGTATGCAAAAAGGAATTTTAAATGATATTAGTTGACCTAAACCAAGTGTTAATATCTAACTTTATGGTGCAAACTAGAGGTGCGCCAGATGTTAAACCAAATAAAGAAATGATTAGACACATGGTGGTCAACTCATTAAGAGGTTTTAATGTAAAGTTTAAAAACAAATACGGCAAAATGGTTTTATGTGCAGATGCAGGTAATCCATGGCGTAGAGATGCCTTTCCTAATTACAAATATAGCCGTAGAAAAGGTAGAGATGATTCGGCCTTTGATTGGGAAAACATATTTAATATTATAACGGAAATAAAAAATGAAATTAGAGATAACTTCCCATATGCAGTTATGTATATTGAGAGGTGTGAAGCTGATGATATTATCGCTACTTTGGCTAAGTATTATCATCAATCTGAACCTATAATGATTGTATCAGGCGACAAAGACTTTATACAATTACAAAGATTTACCAATGTTGAACAATATGCACCTATACAGAAAAAGTTTTTAGGTGAAGATATTGTACCAGAACAATTCTTAATGGAACATATTATCAAAGGTGACAGGTCAGACGGTATACCTAATATATTGTCGGCTGATGATTGCTTTGTAACTGGTGAAAAACAAAAACCTATTACAAAGAAAAGACTTGAAGAATTTTCAAGTGGCCAAATGGATGCAGAAACAAAAGCTAACTTTGAAAGAAACAAGAAGTTGGTGGATTTGATGCAGATACCAGGACTACTAGAAAATGAGATTATAAATAGTTACAGAAACTATAAGTTTAATGACCGTTCTAAGTTATTAACTTATTTTATTGAAAATAAATTGAAGTCTTTAATGGAAAACATTGGTGACTTTTAACATGGAGAAATAATATGGCAGAAGCAAATCCAAACTTAATGTCAAAACAGGCAATGACTACCATGGCTTCCACTAGAGGTTCAGGTAAGTTATTGTTCCACGAAGTATTGACTAAAGTTAATAACGCAAAAGATAAACCTAAAAAGGTAGAAGTGTTAAAACAACACGATACACCAGGTTTAAGAAGAATCATTAAAGGTTCATTCGACCCAAATATCAAATGGGATATACCAGAAGGAACACCTCCTTACATTGCTAATGAGGCACCAGAAGGTACAGAACATAGTTTATTAGAAAATGAAAGTAGAAAATTATGGCATTTTGTAGAAGGTGCAGATAATACACTATCAAAGACTAGAAAAGAAACTATGTTTATTCAGATTTTAGAAGCTTTACACAAAAGCGAAGCTGAAGTGGTCATTCAAATGAAGGATAAAGAACTTCACAGACATTACAAAGGTCTTTCCGCAGCTGTGGTTAAAGAAGCTTTTAACTGGAATGACGATTACAAGACACCCTAAACGAGAATCACTCTCATTTAGAGACCTCCAGGGGGTGGTCAACTATGACGCACCCCCTATTTTTTTCAAAAACCATTGATTTTACACGCTTTTTTTCTTAAAAAAGCGCTTGCCTTTAGACCTCCTATAGTCTATAATATAAATATAAACGATTGAAAAGGAGAGATTATGAAATATTTGATAACTTTAGCAACTATTTTAGGTGCCTTATTTTGGTTCCTTGTTAGTGGTTTTAATACGGCCATGGCTGGCGAAGATTACAACAAAGCCGTTATTGGTCATGTTATAACAAATTCTGATAAAATTGACCATTCAAAGTTGATTGAACAAGAAATGCAAAAGTTAGCTTATGTAATGATGTTGCAAATGGCAGACACTTTAGAAAAAACTATGCCATATATCATTGACGATATTACATCAAAACTAAGACAAGAATCTGACCAGTTATATAAGTGTAAATTATTAGAAGACACGAAAATTGCTGATAAAGAATGTTCGAAATAATTGACTATTAACTTTAAAGGAAATAAATGAGAACCGCAAAATCTAAAAAATTCAAAGATGATGTACCTGAAATACCATTTACCTTTGATTTCTATTTGGTGTATTGGGAGGATATTCAATCAGATGCTGGTTGGAAATCGTTGAAAGATATTCAAAGAATGAAACCTGCTATCTGTGTATCAACTGGTTGGTTGGTAAAGAATGATAAAAAGGTTCATGTTTTGATGAGTGACTACAATTATGATGATAATGGCGAACTTGCAGATGGTGGTAACACAACAGTTATACCAACTAAGAATGTCATTAAAAAATTCAAAATTGCAGATTTATAAACAACTATCTATAGGAGATATATATTATGGCGAGTAAAGAAATTGACCGTTATCTAAAGGCACAGATTGAGAATATTCCTGACAAGTTAAGGAAATTTAGGGACAATCAGTTAGAGTCGAAAATGGTGTATTACACCGGTAATTGGGCTAAAGATGTCCAAGACAATCTAACACAAAGACAATCAGAAAAGTTATTCAAAAAGATGGAGAAAATTCGTAATGAAGGAGGCCTTGCTTTCTTTCAGAAGCGTATGACCCCCATAAAAATCGGTGATACTGAGTATGAAAAAGCAGAAACAATATATGGTTACGAATATATTGTGATGAGGTCAAAACTAATTTCCTCTTATGAAGGAAAGAAGGCTTAATGTTCCTGAGGGATAAAATAAAAATAGTATTTTCTACGCTTGCATTTTGTATAATTATAGCATTTTTTTCTGTAATATATTATAACTTTCAATTGCAAGCTAAAGAAAAACTAGAAACAGTTGAGTCTTTTGAAATTCAGAAACCAGATTTTGAACATGAAAGTCATCAACAATTTTTAGATGCAGTAAATGTGTGTATAGATTACATATACCATACTACAAGTGATGTAATGCCTGTTAATA